ATTGGTGAGTCCGGGGATTACGGTTTGCCCGTGCTGTTCAAGGCGTTCAATTCTCGCCAGTAGCTGAGGCTTCTTAATTTTTCCCCAGCGATTAAGCAGGCGGCCTGACATGCTGGCAACATCCTTCTCTTTCATGTACTCCAGCATTACGGCATTTCTCTCTTCTTCAAATTGACGATGACCAACCTGAAGCATGGCGTACATCCAGTTGAATGCGTTGATGTAAGCAATTTTGATACGCATTGCTTCTTTTTTGGTGTAGGACATAACCAAAAGCATCAACCCATCCTTGCGGAGACGGTAGAATTTTTGCGGCTTACCATTCTGTAACTCATTGTTTTTATAGCAAAGCTCAAAGTTGAGCTTTGTATCAAACTCAGGAGGGCAAGCTTCTATGGTTCGTTCAATGTCACGAACCACGTTCTTCGGCAGCTTTCCAAATGCTTTTGCCACCATAAAAGAATCTGTAACCGGATCGTTGTTTGCTACAAAAATTAGGTCTCTGAAATCTATATCGTTAACAACGGTTGGGTAGTTCATTGCGTCTTTACCTTTTAGAAAGATGAGCCTGTTCGCACAGAAAAGCCGCCCCGAGATGGTCGCCACCATATACGGCAGTTCTCAGGCTCAGCTTTCTGAAAGACTCGGGATTGTTACGCGCTGCGATGCGCGGTTTACTGCAGATATAAAAAAGCCCCGCGAATGCGAGGCTAAATCCTGGTATTTGTAATGACTGGCTCTTATCTCAACGCAGCCCCTTACCGCGCGCCAGATGCTCAATATCAAGCATCAGCAATGAGATGTTTAATCTGGATTCACTCCAGAAGTGATCACCACCCTGTCTACAGAGCCAGATGTGAAGGATGATGAGTAAAATTATCGCTATCATCGAAGGCATTGCGTCCTAATGTATTCCTGAAGCGTTCTCAGTGCTGTTTGGTCGCGGATAATTCCGTCCCGGATATCGAGAACGTTTCGTCCAGCAACTGGAGAGAGTTCGACGGTGGCATCATTGCCCATGCCGGAGGCGCTGGAGGTTTCGGCAGAGGATGGCACAGGGCATTTTCCTTTGACGAGCACCCTGCCACCATTATCAAGCTTCCGCAGAAGAGCATCATTTTCAGCTTTCGCATCAGCTAACTCCTTCGTGTATTTTGCATCGAGCGCAGCAACATCACGTTGGCGCACCTGCATGTCAGTAATTGTCGAGTTCGCCAGCTTCAGTTCTCTGGCATTTTTGTCGCGCTGCTCTTTGTAGGCGATGGCGTTATCACGGTAATGATTAACAGCCCATAACAGGCAGACGATGATGCAGATAACCAGAGCGGAAATAATCGCGGTGACTCTGCTCATACCTCAATCTCTCTGACCGTTCCGCCAGCCTCTTTGAATTTTGCAATCAGGTTGTCAGCCTTATGCTCGAACTGACCATAACCAGCACCCGGCAGTGAAGCCCAGATATTGCTGCAACGGTCAATTGCCTGACGAATATCACCGCGATCAATCATCGGTAAAGCGCCACGCTCTTTAATCTGCTGCAATGCCACAGCGTCCTGGCTTTTCGGAGAGAAGTCTTTCAGGCCAAGCTGCTTACGATAGGCATCCCACCAACGGGAAAGAAGCTGGTAGCGCCCGGCTGCTGTTGATTTGAGTTTTGGGTTTAGCGTGACAAGTTTGCGAGGGTGATCGGAGTAATCAGTGAATAGCTCTCCGCCTACAATGACGTCATAACCATGATTTCTGGTTTTCTGACGTCCGTTATCAGTTCCCTCTGACCACGCCAGCATATCGAGGAACGCCTTACGTTGATTATTGATTTCCACCATCTTCTACTCCGGCTTTTTTAGCAGCGAAGCGTTTGATAAGCGAACCAATCGAGTCAGTACCGATGTAGCCGATGAACACGCTCGTTATATAAGCGAGATTGCTACTTAGTCCGGCGAAGTCGAGAAGGTCACGAATGAACCAGGCGATAATGGCGCACATCGTTGCGTCGATTACTGTTTTTGTAAACGCACCGCCATTATATCTGCCGCGAAGGTACGCCATTGCAAACGCAAGGATTGCCCCGATGCCTTGTTCCTTTGCCGCGAGAATGGCGGCTAACAGGTCATGTTTTTCTGGCATCTTCATGTCTTACCCCCAATAAGGGGATTTGCTCTATTTAATTAGGAATAAGGTCGATTACTGATAGAACAAATCCAGGCTACTGTGTTTAGTAATCAGATTTGTTCGTGACCGATATGCACGGGCAAAACGGCAGGAGGTTGTTAGCGCAACCTCTTGCCACCCGCTTTCACGAAGCCAGCCATTGAGCTGGTTTTCTTTTATGCAAAGCACACCGCACCGTAGCCACAGCGGATAAGGTGATTATTTTTGTCTGTCTGGTATTTGGTTTGATGTGCTTTCAGAAAGGCCGTGCTTAAAACGCAAAAAGCCCCGAGCTATTAACTCAGGGCTTTATTTAACGAGTGCATTTATCCATCGTTGAGTCAAATTTACCCAATTTTATTCAATAAGTCAATATTATGCCGTTAATATGTTGCCATCCGTGGCAATCATGCTGCTAACGTGTGACCGTATTCAAAATGCTGTCTGCGATTGACTCTTCTTTGTGGCATTGCACCACCAGAGCGTCATACAGCGGCTTAACAGTGCGTGACCAGGTGGGTTGGGTAAGATTTGGGATTAGCATCGTCACAGCGCGATATGCGGCGCTTGCTGGCATCCTTGAATAGCCGACACCTTTGCATCTTCCGCATTCTTTCTCAACAACTCTCCCCCACTGCTCTGTTTTTGCTATATCAACCGCACGGCCTGTACCGTGACAATCTCTGCATCTTGCGCCAGGCGTCGCGGCACTACGGCAATAATCCGCATAAGCGAATGTTGCGAGCACTTGCAGTACCTTTGCCTTAGTATTTCCTTCAAGCTTTGCCACACCACGGTATTTCCCCGATACCTTGTGTGCAAATTGCATCAGATAGTTGATAGCTTTTTGTTTGTCATTCTGGCTGAGTTCGTGCTTGCCGCAGAATGCAGCCATACCGAATCCGGCTTGTGATTGCGCCATCCCCATAGCAGCCATCACATCAGTACCGGAAAGAGAGTCAGAAGCCGTGGCCCGTGGTGAGTCGCTCATCATCGGGCTTTTTGGCGAATGAAATTTAGCTACGCTTTCGAGTCTCATCGTCTTCCCCTCTTGCCCTGTTTGACCATCAGGACGCCGTTAACTATTACATGACGCTCGCCTTTGCTGTCTCGGTTGTACTTGAGCACTGTTCCTCTTGCGCAGGAAAGCATCCTCGCCACTTCGGTCTGATTGCCTCGTGTCTGGATAAGAAGCTCTGGTATCGTTTGAATTGTGGCGTTCATGCGTTCTCCAGTTCGGTGATTTTTATTCCAAGCCGTCCGCCTGGTACTTTCACACCACGAATTACGCGAATGTCATCGAATTGCTCGTCGTCTTCCGCAAATCCGGCATGGATAAGGGAGTCGAGTAAACCCTTCAGGATGTTATCTAGGTCGCGGCGGCGGGAGTCTGGAACGTCTGCGATTACTTTGATGCGGAGTCGTGATTTGGTGAAAATATCTAACTTGAGTTGGTGGATGATTTGCTGAACGTCTTTTCGGTATTTCTGGCCTTTATCGCTGATGTAGTATTGGCTTCCCCGTCTTCGCCAGTAGGTATTCACCGACGGCGGGTATGGAAGCACAAACTGATATTCGTTCATGACTTAATCTTCCCCTCCTTCAGCAGTATCGCCTGCGTCCTGATCACGCCTTCGAGGTGGTAAAGTCTGGCGTCTTTGTTGTCGAGGTTATGGGTGCGTCGGTCGATCTCCGCGTGGCAGTCACTACAAGCCCATGCGCCGATCAGGTCGTCAGGCTTCATTCCCGTTCCGCAAATTCCAGCCATCCGGTAATGTGCCAGAACTGTAGTTTCAGGATTGCCATTGCATACGCCGTAAATACGTACCTGGCATTCTCTGTTGCGCGCTTCTTTGCGCAGGTTAGCCATTAAGCAGCCTCCCCTGTTACTTTCAGCATTCCGTTATCGAGCAGCTTTCTGGTCAGCCACTGTTGACCACGCCCGGTGATTTTTGTGGTGAACGATATCTGTATTCCGTGATTTGTGTTGACTGCTGTTTCTTTCACTGTGAAATAGCCGCGATCCATATATTCCTGCATTGGCACATTGCGCCGGGAACCTGAAGCAATAAGGATTTTGTGATCGCGCATCCACGCAAACAGTTTGTTTGGACCAATTCCAACAACCTTTGCAAAGTTTCCAATCAAAATTCCACTGGCCTCGCCAACGCGATCGGCAAACTCAACTTTAGGTGCGGCAATTGCGAGCTGGTTTTCCAGTTGCATTTTCTGCTCAGCAAGGTCAGCAGCAAGGCGCAACGCTTCTGGTAGCGTTTTTGGGATATTAACCGCAGATTCTTCAAGCTCTCGCCAACGGTCAACAAGGCGAGCGGTGAATTCCGGCGACAACTGGGCAACAACGACAATACTGTCTCGCTTACCTTGTTCGCCTTCGAAGACGTAATGCTCGTACTGAACATTGAACCCTAAGTTATTGATTCTTCCGGAAACCTCAATTTGAGGAAGCCGGATAACACCATTTTTAGCCAGCGTTTCGATGGTACGTTTCACATTGTCATGACGCTTACCAACCAACTCAGCAATTTCAATGCTTGTCATTTTGATGGCATTGCCATTCATTAACTCATTCATCGTCTTCTTCCTCGTACATTGAGCTATTCGGATCGCTCATCAGTTCTGCGCAGCAGTGCTCACACACGTGAACTTCCAGCACATGCAGCTTCTGACCGCAGTTAGCGCACGTTAAAGCTCGCTCGACGCTTTCTTGTTCGTAACTTCGATTTGGGTCAATCACCTTGTTTTCCTCATGCGGTTCCATTTGGCCTGTAACAGCCCGTAGACATAATCGAATGTCTTTACCTGGCTTTCTGTGGGGATTGGTTTCTTGCGGGATCTGGTGCGTTTGGTAGGAGTAAAAATCAGGTTGTCTAACGCTATTTGAGTAATGCTTCGTCGCTGTATCGCCACACGTCCTCCTTTTCCTGCGGTAGTGGTAACACCCCTGTTGGTGTTCTTTCACACCGGAGACACCATCGATTCCAGTAAGGTTGATTTGGTCGGAAGCGGTTATCTTCTTTGCATTCACCGCACCGATAACATCGCATCATGCTGCCCGGTCTCCCCATCTTGCTTTCCACTCCAGAGCCAGTCGCGCTTCGTCTGACCACTTAACGCCACGCTCTGTACCGAATGCCTGTATAAGCTCTAATAGCTCCGCAAATTCGCTTACACGCATCCTGCTGGTTGACTGGCCTATTACCACAAAGCCATTCCCGGCAAGGTTAGGAACAACATCCTGCTGCTTTAATGCTGCGGTAAACACACACTTCCAGCTTTCTGCATCCAGCCAGCGACCATGCCATTCAACCTGACGAGAGACGTCACCAAGGCAAGCCCAAAGCTTTCGATTCTGGTCTAAGCTGCGGTTGCGTTCCTGAATGGTTACTACGATTGGTTTGGTTGGGTCTGGAAGAATTTGCTGTACCGCGTGAATAGCGTTTTGCTGATGTGCTGGAGATCGAATTTCAAAGGTTAGTTTTTTCATGACTTCCCTCTCCCCCAAATAAAAAGGCCTGCGATTACCAGCAGGCCTGTTATTAGCTCAGTGATGTAGATGGTCATCAGAATCCTCCTTTCTTCTTGGACTGCGGTTCCTCACGTTCACGGCGGCGCATTTCAGCAGACTGTTGGTCTGTGTCATAAATAGCGCCATTTGCCTGAATGCAATACACCGTGCCGGTATTGCCATGACGATTGAGGCGAAGGATTAGTTCGGTTTCACCAGGAGGAACGCTGTCATCAAAAGCACCTTCACGATGGATCCCCACCCAATAATCGCAATCCTGTTCAATCTGCCCTGTATCTCGTGAGTCACTTGGTAATGGGCGTTTATTGGTTCGGCTTTCCAGTGCGCGGTTAAGCTGTGTCAGAAGCACAACAACGCAATCAAGCTCTTTGGCAAGGTTCTTCAGTCCTTTGGTGATCATGCCGTAAGCAAGGTCGTTGCGATCGGCCTTTTCAGCGGTCATTAGTGTCAGGTAATCGACCAGAATCATGCCAACACATCCTTTTTCTCGCTTGATTCGACGGCTTTCGCTGACGATTTGAGCCAGAGATAATCCCGGCGTGTCGTCGATGTAAAGCAGGTCGATTTCACTCAAGCGATTGGCTGTTTCGATCGCCCTGTTGAAGTCACCATCGTAATCACCCTGATAGCCGTCATCAGCGTCATTTGTCGCCGGAAGGTAAAAAATATTCGGGTTAACACCTGACTTCTGTCCTACCAGTTTTTCCAGTATCTGGTCACCTGGCATTTCAAGGCTGAACATCAGAGCGGGCTTTTTCTCATGCACTGCGCAGTTGATTGCCATCTGGCTGTATAGGGTTGTCTTGCCCATCTTAGGGCGAGCGCCAATGACAAACAGAGAGCCTTTCACCAGGCCTTTCGGTGACAGCATCCTGTCCAGCGATGGGATCCCTGTGCTCATTCCTCGTTGTTCGCCTGACGGGTCAAATCGCTTCTCAAGGTCGCTAACCCAGTCTTCCATGACCTCACCAAATGAGCGAAGGCCGCGACGCGATCCGGTTTTTGCATGGTCTGTCAGTTGCGTGAAAATCGCCTGAATAGCTTCGTACTTCTGCGTTGCAGTCATTCCGTTGCGGGAATAGAGCAATTCCGTCGCTTCAGTCATGCGGTTGATGGCGTAGCGTTCCATTGCGGTTTCACGAACCTGCATTGCATAGGCAACGATGTTTGCTGCGCTTGGCGTGTTCTTTGCGATCTCAGCGATATAAGCAAAACCTCCAACAGACGCCGTTAACGATTTGCGCTCCAGTTCATCGAAAAGCGTCAGCCCATCTACTGGCTTTTGCTCCCGGTGCATTCTGGTTATTTCTTCGAAAAGGATTTTGTGTGGTCGGCTGTAAAATGAATCAGGCTTCAGCATCGCCAGAACTTTCCGGACGCGCTCACTGCTGTCATCATCCAGAAGCAATCCACCAATCACCGCCTGCTCTGCCTCGATGCTATGGGGCGGCGCATAAAAATTATCGGTCATCGTGTTCACCCTCACGAACTTTCAGGTAGGTATTATCGTTAAGCAGGAAATCAAATCCCTTTTTGTGCCAGACGGTTCCGCGTTGATGGTTTGGGCGCTCTTCGAACATCCATCGGCAATTTTCGCCTACGTAGCTCAAATAATTTCTCCAGTCCTGCATCGTGAACCCATGCCCGTCAAGCTGGCGGGTTATCACTCCGGCTTTGCGCCAGAACGTTCGGATCTGGTTTTTACGCTTGTCATTCAGTGCGCGGATTCTTGGCGCTTCAGGAAGGATTTCGTGGTAAGCATCGACAACATCCTGACAGCTAACGGAAGGTTTTTTCTTGTCAGACTTTTTGTCTGCTGTGGCACTCTCTAATACGTCAGTATTAGAGATATTATTTATATTATTGTTTATGGACAACCGTTGGACAACCGTTGGACAATCTCCGCTGAGAGCCGCGCCATTACTGGTGTTTGCGTTGGACAACCGTTGGACAACCGTTGGACAATTTTTTGCCTGAAAATCGTCATATTTAACGATTGTAAACAGGCTAAATTTCTTCCCCATCGCGCAAATATTAAGCATCCCTTTCGACTCAAAAGTCCGTAATAAGCTCCGAACTTTGTTGTCGGGGATGAATGTTTCTCTGACCAGCGACGGGCGTCCAGTTATCATCTGACCGCGATCAACAGTTATCGGACCGATATCCGTATTGACGACAGTAGATTCGTGATTAGCCTTGAGGATTAAGTGAAGCCAAAGATGTACTGCCTGAGAGTCCTTATAGAGCCTGCTGTCCATAAACTGGCGGTGTATAGAGACATACCCCATACTGGATGCCTCCTGATGTTGTACAGGGTTATGCCTGTAATCAGCTAACTTAACGACGCCCATGTTTCACTCCTGCTTTGGCTAGTCTGTAAACACCAACAAGGCGCTCTGCGAACGCCCTGTTATTTGCTGCGGCTACCACTAATCCCTCAGGTGAATCAGGGTGTCGAATCTCTTCTTTTTCCTGGTATTTCTTACGACGTTTTGTCATAATTACTCCTGTGGATTGATCCAGTCTTTCTACATCAGGCCTCGAAGAATTCGCCGTTCTTCGGGGCTTTTTCTTTTGTCAGCATTCTGGCTACTTTCTTAGCCAGTTCCGCCAACTCCTCGTCTTCAACACCCCACTCCAGCACAGCCAGAAGCATGGCCATCTTTGGGATAAAGCTGTCTTTCCATCGCGAAATTTGCGATTCATTGATCCCTAATGCATCAGCAACCTTTCGCTGACCACGTACAGCAATTCGATTTAGGATGTTGCTTGTAATTGCATTCGCTTTCTTGCGAGTACTTGTAAGTTGCATATGTAAGTATTTCCTTAACAAATAAGAAGTTATGCGCACCAACTGATGCGCGTTGTATTCCCGCATTTCGGCGGGAATGAGGACCATGACTGTTAAAGAGCGGTGTTACTTATGCTGCCTGATTCGGTTTTGGAAACAGGTGTGGCAAATCGGGGCGAATTTCGTAAGCCTTGATCTGCCCTCCAGTGGCGTTAACGATGGCGGTAACTTTCTCTGGAGAGACCAACCCGCCTTTCAGCCATTTGTGTACTGCTGGCTGCGTTACACCACACTTGTCGGCAAGGCGCTTTTGGCTACCGACAATTTTCAAGGCTCGTTGAATTACTAAATTCATGAGCATACCTCTTGTGGTCATTACTTATAACCAAAGATAACTCAAGTTATAAAAAATAGCAATAACCTTTGTTATTTTACTTTGGATAACCGTAGTTATAGATTTGTGAGTATGAAAACATTCGCAGAAAGACTAAATGCAGCCATGAGCTCAGCAGGGGTATCACAATCACAGCTTGCTGACATGGTTGGAATATCTCAGCCAGCCATACAGAAGATGTCGTCCGGTAAAACAAACGGATCTCGCAAGATGGTTGAATTAGCCAATGCTTTAAAAGTGCGTCCTGAATGGCTTAGTTCTGGTATTGGTGAAATGAGGGATGGTGCACATGAAGAACCATCCAATGTCCGTGAGTCATCTTTAAAAGCTGTGGTATGGGAAGACATTAAAAGAAACGATGACGAGTTTGTTGCGTTGCCTCTTCTTAACGTTTCGCTTTCAGCTGGAAGCGGTAGCTGCGAGCTAGAGGAATCATCGGAGTTCTCTTTGGTTTTCAGAAAGCACTATCTGAAAAAGATGGGAGTATCAGAAAGATCAGCCAAGCTAGTTAGGGTTGTAGGGCAAAGCATGGAACCAACGCTTCACGATGGCGATGTTGTTGGTGTTAACACGCAAGATACCACAATCAGAGATGGTAAAACCTACGCTATTTGCCAGTCTGATTTGTTACGAGTAAAAACATTAATCGCCACCCCTACATCGGTGATAATCAGATCAATAAATCGCGAAGAGTACCCGGATGAAGTAATGGATAGAGATGAATTTCATGAAACCGTAAGGATTATTGGCAGAGTATTCTGGTCGTCTCATAGTTGGTAACCGATAATCAGAAGAAGACTTACGGAAGTGCGGAGGGATAATGGAATTTCTGATAGTTTTTGTTGTTGTTTTGGTCATCATTCTTTTTGTTTTGCTAAGCATTAGCAAAAAGCTATCTCAAATGATTGAACATAGCTCTAATCGCGCAAAAGAAGAAGAGCATCTAATTGATATAAAAGAGATTCTCTCTGATATAAAAATCACATTAGATGAAATAAAATACACAACAGATCTAATTGAACAGTATAAAATACCAACCCCAAACGAGAGAAAAGCAATAGATCAATATCGTATTGACTTAGAAATCGACGAAATGCTAAGCAAAAGAAAAGACTAAAAACACCCGGCCTCAGCGCCGGGTTTTCTTTTCCTGCCGTTCACCACCCAATCAACCATCCTCATCATAGACAAGCATCAAGCCAAAGGTAACACCTTCACCCCGCACGTAAGCCCTCAAACACCAATCAATCAGCAACATTTACAAAAATAAAATACCTTTGTTATCCATCACTTATAACTTATTTACCATAAAATATAAATTAGGTTATTGACCACACCTATAACCTAGGTTATCTTTAAGCCATCAGCAGGACGCTGGTAGCCAAACGGAACAGATTGGCAGGCTCTTTAACATTGATGGGATTGTCCCGCCGAAATGCGGGAACCAAAGAGTAGTTGGCTTTGGGGTGACGTGAAGTGCAGCTGCACGACGGCAACCGGAAGATAAGCACCCGGCGCGTCACCGCCAAAGTCAATCATCGGAGGTCAACATGACAGTAGTCATTACATATCTGGCTGACGATAACGCCAGAAATCGCCGCAGAGCACGCAGACAGGCTCAACGTGAACAGGCAATGCAAGAGCAGCGACTGGCACGAAAAATTGCGCTAAAGCTCTCTGGTTGCGTCAGAGCAGATAAAGCAGCATCACTCGGAAGCCTTCGCTGCAAGAAGGCAGATGAATGCAGTGGAAGTATTTGCCTGCCAAACGTAGCCATTTACGCGGCAGGCTACCGGAAATCAAAACAACTGACGGCGAGGTAAGTGATGAATCAGACATACATTCCATCATGCTTGAGAAATCTGCCAAAGCAGAAAGCAAAGCCCCGCAAGCAAGCCATAAAGGACGCTAAGGCAGAGGTTATTGATCAAGCAATACAATTGCTCAGGGAGGAGTTAAGAAGTGGCAAGCTAGAAGGAATGATGATGCCCTATCAGCGCGGATATCTATCGGCGATTAGTAAGTTGGAAGTATTGAAGAGTGAATTATGAGCTATCTGGAATTTCCGGATGGTTCATTGTTTTGGCAGCAAACCACTTATTTGAGGTGAGATATGACAATATCATGGAGCGTACCTTTTCCTGAATCAGAAACTGAACATGATGGAATGCCTGTTTTCTGGAGATTCCAGGCGACAGTTGAAGAAGATGGAATCAAAATATTCGCACTTCAATATATAGCTTTTCATCAGACAGAGCATTATGCATGGTTGGTTCCTGCGCATTGGATTGTTAATTTTAAACCAGCACCAAATCAGTGGTTACAGGAATGGAAACAAAAGAGAAATAGATATGCAATTAAGAAAGTAGCAAAAAATGCAGAAAGATCTTTTGCATTCCCAACGAAGAAACTTGCCATTGAAAGTTTATTGCGCCGGAAGAAATACCATTTAATGAGAATCAAACAAGATTTGGCTGTTGTATCAACTCTTGTTGATGGGATGAAGAATATTGATACATCAACACCAGATATTGAATATAACTTTGGACACAACCAAGAAACAGAAAACTGGGTGTTTTATTAGTACGAATAAGCACTGTGTATTCATTCCAACGAGTGAATACACGGAGCAATGTCGCTCGTAACTAAACAGGAGCCGACTTGTTCTGATTATTGGAAATCTTCTTTGCCCTCCAGTGTGAGGGCAATTTTTTTTGACGGAGTAAACGATGATAAAAACTGATTATCCTGCAGAACTTAAACAAAAAGTAATAACAGCAATTAAATGCTCTTTTATCTCATGTCGTACAGATGAAGAACGACATGTCGTTGAGTGTGCAATTGTCGAGTTTCTCACAGCGATGGAATTTACCGCTGCAGAATCAATAGATGTATTAAAGCAATCAGACGGAAATGATATTGAAACGGATGATGTTATTGACCGACTAATAAAATCATTCGAAGAAGAAATAGAGTAGCCGCCTGAGCGCGGCTTTACCGCATACCAATAATGCTTCACGAGAGGCATTTTCGTTATGCAATCAAATATAAGGAGTTACCCATGATGCACTTTCAGCTCGCGGGTAGCGGCGTCATGTCCGCTTTCTACCCGCACGAATCTGAATTATCACGCCGAGTTAAACAATTAATCAGAGCAGCAAAGAAACAACTGGAGGCGTTATGCGCAATGAAATAGCCATCAATCACCAGATGCTTCGTGCAGCACAAAACAAAGCAGTAATAGCCAGATTTATTGGTGATTCCAAAATGTGGCTTGAAGCAAATAAAGCGATGAAATCAGCGATCAACATTCCGTGGTATCGCAGGAAATGAGTTTTACAGATAACTGGTCAGACGAAGAATTCATTCGTCAGATGAACAAAATGCTCAATCAGCACAAAGAACAGGAGAAAGATGATGATTCTGACTCTGAATGATAAGCGTGAAATATCGCAAATCATCGCAAGTTTTACCGATGATGATTACGAACGAATCAACAGTGAAGTTGATCGCCTCTGCAAACGTTGCGACCCAATAAGCGAAATGCTTCGCTCATATAAACCAGATGAACACACTAAGGACGCTATCGACTGGCTGGAAGATGATGACTGTAACTATCAGGAAAAAGCCGCTGAATGGTTCTGGGATGCAATAACCGAAAGAGTTAAGGCTGAATATGCCTTCGCAATATTCAAGCGCAGACACATTTTTGGAGAAGCAGCATGAGCAATATCGTTGAATTCGTTAAACAGCAGGAGCAGTTATTCTGCGGAGCATTGACTGAACAGACGGTGACATGGGCTAAGGAAAGCCAGTTTGCAATTCAGTATTTCCAGAAAAACGATTACCTGGCTAAAACGGCACTGGCAAATCCAACCAGCGCACAGAACGCCATCATCAATGTTGCGGCGATCGGCATCACCTTAAACCCGGCCAGCAAACTTGCTTATCTAGTTCCGCGCGACGGCATGGTTTGCCTTGATATCAGCTATATGGGATTACTTCACCTTGCACAGTCGACAGGATCAATTAAGTGGGGGCAATGCAAACTGGTGTACTCAAACGACACCTATGAATCAAACGGCCTTGATTCAGCACCAACCCACAAATACAACGCATTTGGTGAGCGAGGCTCTATTGTTGGTGGTTATTGTACGGTTAAAACAGCAGATGGTGACTACCTCACTGAAGAAATGAGTCTGGCAGAAATTAAAGCTGTGGAAGCAACGAGCAAGGCAAAGAATGGACCGTGGAAGACATTCTGGGAAGAGATGGCGCGTAAAACAATAGTTAAACGCGCCAGCAAATACTGGCCTAAAGCCCAGCGACTGGATAATGCCATTCACCTGCTTAACGAAGATGAAGGTATGCATCAGGAACCAGTTATGCCGCACAAATCAGAGGAAGATATCCGCGAAGATGAACGGAAACGCCAGCAGGAAATAATGGATAAAGCACAACTTCTTTGCGATGAAATGGCTCAGGCAGAAAACATGGATGATTTGAAGCGATATTTTGCAGAAGCATATCGCCTGACATCTGGAATGAAATTGCAGCAGAACGTACAAGCCATTTACATAGAATGCAAAGCGAAACTGGAGGTTGCCAGTGAGCAAACTGTATGAAATAGCCAATGAATACGCAAAGCTGATGGATTCAGATTTAGAGCCAGAGATGATTGCTGACACAATAGAAGGCATGGAAGGAGAATTTACCGATAAAATAGAGCAACTTCTTGCCATTATTAAAAATGAATCTGGTTATGCTGAACGCCTCAAGGACGAGGCAAAGTCACTGAATGAACGAGCAGCAGTAATTCAAAATAAGATTGATAGCATTATGGCATATATAGCGTCATCGCTTGAAATGGTTGGCAAGAAAAAGATTCGAGCAGGTATTCACCAGGTAACAATCCGCAAACCGTCAGAAACTGTAGAAATCATCGACTCAAGCGCCATTCCTCCTGAATACGTTGAGTTTGAAACGACAATTAAAGCCGACAAGTTGGCAATCAAACACCAACTAAAAGCAGGAATAAATATCCCCGGCGCTCAACTCAAAGTTGGGAAACCTTCACTTCTTATCAAATAACGGTATCGCCTATGAAAAAGACTCCATGGGAGAAATGGGAAGTCGATTTCTTGCGCGAAGTAGCGGCGACAATGCCAGTTGAAGTTATCGCTGAAAAACTGGAAAGGACTGAAAAAGCAGTTATGGCGAAAGCAACAAGGATTGGCGCTGACATTGTTAGCCGACTTCGTGGAAGACGCTGGACAAGAGCCGAAGTATCACTTTTCGGTAAGTTCTCCGCAGAAGAAATAGCAATTGCAACCTGCCGCTCAATTTATTCAGTAAGAGCTATGCGATACAAGCTAAAAAAACTCGATGAAGAAAGAGCAGGCATACGAATAAATTAACATGGAGTAATTAACAATGAAGCTAAACATCGACCTCGGAAAATACGTTATTACCGGAACCAAGCACGATCTGATTCTTAGCGAAAGAGGAATTATCAAAGAAGGCGAGAATGCAGGGAAAGAAACACTAAGTCGTATCGGTTATTACAGCAAGTTTGAGCATCTGGTTAAAGAGTTATGCAACCGTGAAATCATGTTATCTCAGGCGCAGACGCTACAGGATATTCAGCAGCATATCTGGACTTTAGGTGAGTCACTTAGCATGGCTATTGACCAGTTCGTGGAGAGTAAATAATGAGAGGACTTGCATACAATCCCGGCATTCTTCCGGCAGAAATGATTATTCGCCAACGCGTAAAGCCAATGCCATCGAGAGAGGAATTGCTTAAAAGAAATAGTTTCGGTTCTGTTAATGACAACAAATATCTGAATGCAATGTGGCGGAGTGGGAAGAAATGAAACAAATGTCACTAATTGAGATGGATGGTTTTCTGAAAGGTAAATGCATCCCAAGTGATTTAAAGGTTAACGAAACAAACGCTGAATATCTGGTGCGTAAGTTCGGTGAACTTGAATCAAAACTAGAAACGGCGTTGCGTGAGTGTCGTTCTGCTGGAATCACGATTGATAACCTTGAGGCCAAGTGCGCGGCGCTTACGGCAGAGAATGCGGGGATGAAGTCTGATATTCCACTTGGTGCCATCGAGAATGGCATAGCGTTTGCAGACCGTTTAGAGAATTACCAGTTCGAGTGTGAAGGCGGAAATCTAAACATGTGCAGTGATTGGCAGGAGTTTCGCCGTTGCTTCGAGTACTTATCTGAATGGGCAATGCATAGCCAGACAGAGCACCCAGCCACCGACGCCTTCATGGCTGAAGTTCGGGCGCAGGGCGTGGAGATGTTCGGTCAGTACCATAACTTCAGCGAAAAGCTATTCATCCAGAAAGAGGCACAGAAATTCGCCGCCCAGCTTCGCAAAGGAGGCAAACAGTGAGCAAGATTGACTATCAGGCACTGCGTGAGGCGGCAGAGAAAGCCGGTGAAGATAAGTGGCAGGCTAAAAAAATAAATGGTGATTTTTTCGTTATTCGTCACGGTAGTTATACAAGACAGCATGGCTACACATCGTATCAACCCATTGCGGAGATTGATTGTAAGCCAGTCCGGGACTTTGTTGCCAAGGCTAATCCGGCTACCGTGCTGGAATTACTGGATGAGCTGGAAGCAGCAAAAAAGCGCATTGCAGAACTGGAAGCCGAACCTGTAAGCCAAGCTTACAACTTGCCAGAATTAATCGAAGGCATGGAAGTTTCCATTGATGTAAGTACTTGTGATGCTGATTTAGGTAATCGCTATTTCGGCACCGTAACCGAGGCGTTAGAACTTGATACTGCCAAGAATGGTTACATCCTCCTGGTTCAGGACGCAGAGCCAAACTTCGATGTAAATGGCAACTCTCCGGTAACTACGGATGGTTGGATAAGCTGTAGTGAGCGAATGCCTGATGATGGTCAGCGCGTAATTATTTTATGTGATGGTGCATCCGTTCTTTATGCGCAATATCGAGACGGTGAGTTTTTTGATGTCGTCCGCAATGGTGAGGAGTTCTTCGAAACGCAGAGCCGCAATGTAACCCACTGGATGCCGCTACCGGAACCGCCGCAGGAGATGAAGTAATGGACTCCTTCGCGAAATATACGATTATTGACTGGATTGCCTTCCTTCAGGTTTTGCTCATCTGGTTTTATATGGCTTACAGGAGTGGACAGTGGATTGTCAGTGTAGCCTGTAGCAAGGGATGGCGTTGGTGGAACCGAAAGAATAAAAAAGCACTGGCATTGGATTCATTTTACGAAGCATTCAATCTTAACAGCCTTCAGCCTGGTTCTGTCATTGTAGTCACCACTCAAAGCGGCATGACCATTCAGATTCATAAACCAAAAGAGGAAAAATGATGTGGCCTATATGTGTTAATTGCGGACGGATGTGCCTATCTGGATGGTGCCGAAAGTGCGACAAATGCACGAAGCAAAGACAATAACAATCCTCGCACTTGCGGGGATTTCTTTTATCTGAACTCGCTACGGCGAGTTTTGTTTTATGGAGATGATAAATGCACTTCCGAGTCACAGGTGAATGGAATGGAGAACCATTCAACAGAGTTATCGAAGCAGAGAACATCAATGACTGCTATGACCACTGGATGCTATGGGCGCAGATAGCACATGCAGACGTAACCAATATTCGAATTGAAGAACTGAAAGAACACCAAGCCGCCTGATGGCGGTTTTTTATTGCCTGATTTGCAGGTTCGATTCCCTATTCGGAGATAGCACTCATGCAACACGAACTACAGCCTGATTCACTGGTTGATTTGAAATTCATCATGGCCGATACTGGCTTCGGTAAAACCTTCATCTATGACCGGATTAAGTCCGGGGACCTGCCTAAAGCCAAAGTTATCCACGGGCGAGCAAGATGGTTATATCGTGACCATTGTGAATTCAAAAATAAGCTCTTAAGCCGCGCCAATGGGTAAAATAGCGGGTAAAATTTTTTTCACATCTAAAAAACACCATTCCAATCAATCCCCTGCCGCTTCAAGTAGATGTCTGCAGGGGACACCAGATACCCTTCAAACGAAATCTACCTTCACCCCGTAAAAGATAGGTTTGGCAGCACACTTGCCTTATATCTACTCATTTTTACTGCAACAGGTTGAAATCTCAGCACTGTCAGAAAGCGCTGATGACTAAACAGCCCTGGGCCGGGCGATGTAACCATCACACAGAATCCTGATAGCGAAATATGGCGTGACTCGATACTTCACTCCGCAATGCATTCCTTGATGAATTCGCAGGACCGTGATACACGGGACAGGTCGCTGAATGACGACAATGTCCTGGAAATCAGCGAACCGCGCATCTGAAGTACATTTGAGCGACTGTACCAGAACATGAATGAGGCGTTTGGATTAGGTGATTATTAGCAGGGCTAAGCACTTTAGTATTATTATTTTCCGGTTGAGGGATAGGGAGATATCGACAACAACCGGAAAAGTTTACGTCTATATTGCTGAAGGTACAGGCGTTTCCATAACTATTTGCTCGCGTTTTTTACTCAAGAAGAAAATGCCAAATAGCAACATCAGGCAGACAATACCCGAAATTGCGAAGAAAACTGTCTGGTAGCCTGCGTGGTCAAAGAGTATCCCAGTCGGCGTTGAAAGCAGCACAATCCCAAGCGAACTGGCAATTTGAAAACCAATCAGAAAGATCGTCGACGACAGGCGCTTATCAAAATTTGCCACGCTGTATTTGAAGACGGATATGACACAAAGTGGAACCTCAATAGCATGTAACAGCTTCACTAATGAAATAATCCAGGGGTTAACGAACAGCGCGCAGGAAAGGATACGCAACGCCATAATCACAACACCGATAAGTAATGTATTTTTTGGCCCTACCCGATTCACAAAGAAAGGAATAATCGCCATGCATAGCGCTTCGAGTACCACCTGGAATGAGTTGAGATAACCATACAGGCGCGTTCCTACATCGTGTGATTCGAATAAACCTGCATAAAAGACAGGAAAAAGTTGTTGATCAAAAATGTTATAGAAAGACCACGTCCCCACAATAAATATGACGAAAACCCAGAAGTTTCGATCCTTGAAAACTGCGATAAAATCCTCTTTTTTTACCCCTCCCGCATCTGCCGCTACGCACTGGTGATCCTTATCTTTAAAACGCATGTTGATCATCATAAATACAGCGCCAAATAGCGAGACCAACCAGAAGTTGATATGGGGACTGATACTAAAAAATATGCCGGCAAAGAACGCGCCAATAGCATAGCCAAAAGATCCCCAGGCGCGCGCTGTTCCATATTCGAAATGAAAATTTCGCGCCATTTTTTCGGTGAAGCTATCAAGCAAACCGCATCCCGCCAGATACCCCAGGCCAAAAAATAGCGCCCCCAGAATTAGACCTACAGAAAAATTGCTTTGCAGTAACGGTTCATAAACGTAAATCATAAACGGTCCGGTCAAGACCAGGATGAAACTCATACACCAGATGAGCGGTTTCTTCAGACCGAGTTTATCCTGAACGATGCCGTAGAACATCATAAATAGAATGCTGGTAAACTGGTTGACCGAATAAAGTGTACCTAATTCCGTCCCTGTCAACTCTAGATGTCCTTTCAGCCAAATAGCGTATAACGACCACCACAGCGACCAGGAAATAAAAAAGAGAAATGAGTAACTGGATGCAAAACGATAGTACGCATTTCTGAATGGAATATTCAGTGCCAT